CAGCGTAATACAACCAATCATTACTTGTATCGTCTGGATGAGCTACAAATTTAGAAATTTGTTTACCCATTACTCCTGTCGTTTTAGTGCCGTACACACAATAATGTGCCTCTGATGAAGATGGTAGTCCTGTAGTTATTGCCCCACTATCTGTATAATCAGATGTTACTGTTACATTAGTTGTTGCACCATCAAAATAATGCTTACTACGTTCAGTTGAATCACTTATTTGGACAGCTTCATTAACCATTTTGGCATCTCCAAACCAAGTAAGTTGTGGCCCTACTTCATTCACGCCAGGATTTACATATTCCACAATCAATCCACCTTTAGCTGAGTTTTGTCGCCCAACATTAAAGGTTAAAGTTCCATTAGCAGCATCATGTAAAAAATCTCTTGATGCAGAGATATAACGTGAACCTTTACTAATCTTTTCATGACCTTGTGTTGTATGAGGAACAAAATCTGCCATTAGCATATAGTCCGCGATAATACAGGCGTCCTCTGGTATAGGTGGCATCTTAGGTTGGTGAAAGGAAACCTCATTAAATGTTGCTACTTCAGAACCCGATGTTCCAGTATTATTAAATTTAATTATATGACTTCCATAAGGCAAATTCTGAGCTAAAGTTTTCCATCCTTTACCAGTAAAAGTGACATCATTTTGTACTAGAACTCCATCTACCCATGCATCGTAAGTATAAGTGCAAGTAGCAGTACTTAGTTGGTGAATAGCGAATCCAGTTCCTATGAATGTGTAAAAACCATTTTCGGCAGAAGCCAACAAATTCCATGAATCATAATTTGCGTGTTTGTCAGGGTCTTTAGCACTAAAACTGGTTAATCCATCATCCATTACATAAGAAATATCATCATCAGCATTAAGCATACTTGCATCTGCATTACCACTTCCTGCTCCTCCATTAGCGGCACCATTTCCGAATTCTCTCCAATGGAAAGTCTTTGCAACTTCTGCTTGTGAGTGGTCTATTGTTCCTGCTTCAAAAGTAGGTAAGTAAGTATTGTTTGCAACAGAAGCATTTGCTTTTTTACTAATATCTGCATTTTTTATTGATTTTGCATTAGGTGGCATCATGTTGACTGATGTCTTGATTGTTCCAGAACTATCCACCCATTTTACGACTCTGCCGCCATTGTAGGGTCTGTAGTACGTTGAGCTATTCTTCCATCCTTCTATACCTAGTGATGTGGTTGTATCAACATAAGCAGTAACACTTGATCCAGAAGTGAATCCATTAAACGGATCATAATGCTGTGCGGTTGTGGGAATAGCAAACTTCTTTCCGTAGGAAACTACGTTTTGTGTAGGAATCTGGATTTTGGATTTGTTTGCTGTTGATGTGGTGTCTTGGGCTATTAGTTCTATTTTCATCATCGAAATATTGTGACTCCCCGATGACCAGTTTGCTGATAATTTTAATGTATGAATACCTAATGTAGTATCAGAACTTAAAGAACTTGCAGAAGTTAAATCAATATCTCGTAGACTACTAGAATCTACATATCTGTTTATAAGAGGAGAACCTAGTGTTGCAGTAGCTACATTAAGTGAAGAATGAGCGACAACACCATCTACTTTTACTTCCATACTTCTTGTACCTGAACCTTCAACTTCTGTGCCTATCAGACTACCATTAAAATAACCAACAATTTCCAAAAACATTCCAGCTGAATTAAATCTTAACTGATGACCATTAGCTGCATAATTAATAAAACCATCACCACTCAAAACTCTCATCCATTCTCTACCATCAACTGAATAAATATTAGACCCATGAGTTGCAGTTTCTTGTTCCAGTAATTGTAAAGATGTCGTTGTATATCTCTGACTACCAAAATAAGCACCAATTCTAGGGTCTTTGATGGGCTTGCTTCCTTTGATGTCTGTGTAGTAATATTTCTTGCCGTCAGATTGTGCAGTTCCATATGCACCAGAATGTCCACCATTATCTGAATGAATTAAAAGTTTTGTATTTGCATCACTACTAAATGCGGATGTTGATGGTGTAAAACTACTTGTACCAGTATATCTTGCAGTATTAGAAACTCGTAGTTCATCTAAAAAACCATCAAGGTATTTCTCATCATCAGCAGTATAATATCTTCCAACTTTTACACCACCACTTGTTGTAGTATGTCCTGCCGTGTATGATGTTGAGACAGTTTTGTGAACACCATCAAGATAAAATCTAGTATTATTAGAACCATCTCTAGAAACAGCAACATGATACCATCGATTAAGATTAATTGTATCACCCGAATTAACTACACTTGTAGCATTTCCTGCATGGGAAATCAAATGAAGTTTGCTGTCAGAACCAAAACCAAGTACAAAATCAGCACTACCAGTACCATCAAAAGTTATTATTCCATCATAATTTGCTATTGTTCTAACATTAACCCAGCATTCTATTGTGAATTGTCCACTTATATCAAAATCAGCATGATCTGCTACACTTAAATAATCTCCTGTACCATCAAAATTTATAGAGGTTGCTCCTATTTTCTCTTTTACTCCTGAATGATATATATTTCCTGCCGGCGTGATAGTATGTCCAGTATTCCCTGAATCTGTAAACGTATATCCAGTATTATCTTCTAAAAGACCACTCCAAGCAGGATATAAAGTTCCTGGCTTGATATGAGGTTTAACTTCGATAAGACCATCTACTACCTTTGGAGCAGTAACAGCTTCACTTGCAATCGCTGCGGTGTCTACTGCATTATCTGCAAGTTCAGATGCACCGATTGAATTAGCTGCAATATCCCCTGCCTCTAGGGTATCTCCTGACATTGCTTTAGTTGTTATTTTTGAAAAAGCCATAGTTGTTTTTTACTTATATTTATATACTAAGGTTTGGTCGGCCAGGTTATATCATCTGGATCTGACTGCTTTGTAATGTCTCTTAGAGCTGTTCTGTAGTCTATCCAAGATGAATCAATACTTGCATTAGCGTGTTCCTCTTTTGCTTTTATCACTACCCAATCTGATTCTGTAAGTTCTTTATTTCTTCGTTCTCTAATGTCTGCCCATTTTTGGTCTAGTATTCTTTTGTCTCTAGCGGTGTCATCACCTTTAAAATGACTTTTGACATATACTTTAGGAGATTGACTTTTTCCATCTGCATCCAAGACTTCTTCACAGTTTACTTTGGAGTCTGACCATTTGATGTTGTAGACTAATGCTTCATCTGGTGAACGATTACTATTAATATAATCACCAAGCTGATTCAGTCTTGCCTGAACATCCTCATCTGTACATTCAACGATTGTATACCCTGTTTCACCACTTAAATCTACTACAGGTGGATCACCAGAAGTTACAGTAGCTAACCATGTCCAGTATTCAGACTTGTTTAGTCCTTTTACTAATCTCCTGCATTGCCACTCTGTTTCATGGAATGTCTGGAGTACTTTGCTTTTATGTGATATGTACATATTTTATATCCTTGTTATTTGATAATGATCGTGAAGTGTACTACCATACCAACCACCTTTATTTTGTATATAATCACCTCTTTTAAGAGAAACATTTAAAGAGACAGTTGGGGTATCATGGGAATCAGACTGACCATAAGGTTGTATAGCCGCTGAACCATTTATATATACTGCACAATGCATCATAGCTCCTTTTGAAAGAGTTTGAGCCTCTATGTTATATTCTCCAGAAACTAAACAAATGATTCTATCGTATGCAATAGCAAAATCTTTATTGTAGCAATTTCTGTGAGTCTGTATTGTTCCTCTCCACTCATCAAATATGTTACCGCCTACACCAGTTGATACAGGTGCGCCAGAAGTAGATACTACACCTTTCCCAATATAACTCGTATCTCTAGTAACCTCATCCCAACTCTTACCATCTGATGTAACCACAAGATTAGTCTGTTCCATGTTCCTGTCGCCACCGACTAACTCATGAAGGTATGGCGTTTCAAAGGTTTGGTAGTGTGAGGATGTGTGGATTGGAGTTGCAATTTCATAGGCATGAGTATAAGTTGTTCCACCACCAGAAACTCCATGAGTTTCAAATATATTATTTCCAAGAGTTACACTTGCTGGATACTGATAAGCACCATGTCCACTGCCATCCTCAGTAGTAGCATCGGCAGAAGAATGAGCAGTATCATTAATATAAAAGGCTTGCTCTCTTGCATCCACATTAAACAGTCTTTTTACAACATTTGGTGCAAAAGAAGTAATCCTAGATAGATTTGAGGCATTACTAGATGCTGTAATAGACATACCCATGAAATTAGTAATGTCAAGATTAAAGGTCGGACTACCACCACCATCATAAAATACATCTCTTGTACCAGATAATAATCGAATCCCTTTACTAATTTTGTCAAGACCTTCCGCACCTATTGGCACAAAATCTGCCATCAGCATATAGTCTGCAATGACTACAGCATCTTCAGGGATTGGTGGCATTTTTGGTTGATGGAAGGTAAGCTCTCTTATCTGAGTATAAGGTGTACTACCAGAGTAAACTTGGACACCATCAATATGAATAGTTGTAGCTGGATAACTTCCTCTCGTTAGTTTAACAATATGTGTGCCATAAGGAAGATTCTGAGCAACATTAGTTATACTACCTGATCTAGTTGCGACTGTGGTATTATCAATACCACCAGATAGCCCTGTACCAATAAATGTCACAAACATACTGGTACTATTATTGGAAGTATAAATCCCAGAACCAGCCGTTGTTGCATGCCCTCCTAAAGAATTTGATGATCCAGATGCGCCAGAAAAAGAAGTTAATCCATCATCCATCACATAGGCTAAATCATCACCACCATCAGTTACTACTGTTGAAGGGTCTGCATAGTTAGCATTACCATTTGCAGACCCATTTCCAAACTCTCTAATATGGAAAGTCTTTGCAACTTCTGCTTGTGAGTGGTCTATTGCATCATCACTCATAGCTGGAAGGTATGTGGTATTAGTTGCACTAGGGGTTGTTATCTCTGCCGATGCAGTTGGCCCGATATTCTGAGCATTAGGAGGCATCATGTTCACAGAAGTCTTAATCGTTCCATCACTTGCAATCCATTTGACAACTCTACCACCATTGTAAGGCCGGATATTATTGGTATTACTTATTGCCCATTTTGCAGATGCGCCTGGTGCAGTATCTAATCCTAATGATGTGGCAGTATCTACAACAGCAGAATGAAGTGTTGTACCATTAGTGAATCCATTGAAAGGATCATAGTGTTGTGCCGTTGCTGGAATAGCAAACTTCTTACCATAAGAAACTACATTCTGAGCTGGTATCTGGATTTTGGATTTGTTTGCAGTTGATGAGGTGTCTTGGGCTATTAGTTCGATGCCGTAAACCTCACCATAAGTACCACTTCTTCTAATTTTAATAGTGTGTATTCCAAGAGTTAAACCAGAAGTTAAATTACTCACACTTCCAGCATCTACAAAACGTGAACCCAAAGGATAAGATGTTAAACTATTTGCACCATAGTCTGTAGCAACTTCAGTTCCACCATCTACTGTGTATCTAAAGGTTGCTGTAGCCCTAGCCAGATTAATTAGATTAATACCACTACAATAAGCAGTAATTTCATAATAATTAACAGTATCACCTAGATTTAAAAAGTTACCATTAAGATTATTATAAAAACCATAACCTACTTGTCGAATCCATTCTCTACCATCTACTGAATAAATATCAGACCCATGAGTTGCAGTCTCCTGCTCTAGTATTTGTACTGACTTAAACTTATGTCTCTGACTCCCAAAGTGACTGCCAATTCTAGGGTCTTTGATGGGTTTGCTTCCCTTGATGTCTGTGTAGTAATAGCTGTGGCCGTCAGACTGAGCAACACCATACGTTGCACCATGTGATGTAGTGCCATCTAACAGTTTCCCTGCAACAGCTGGTTGC